TGGGGGCCGCCTACAGGTTACGGGTAGGATGAAGAAAGTGATGGAATTATTCAGAAAGTTGTTCAAGACATCGGATGGATGGTGTCCTAACAGTGGGAAGCCCGCCCCGGTCAAGGAAGCGGCCCAGCGCAGTTCAGGCGGTCAATTACTTGGGATGAATTGCTTATGCTCAAAGTGTGGCCGCCATCCCAGCGTATCGTCTTCAGGGGTTTTTAGACGGCATAAGAAGAAAACAGTGGGGTCAGATTCTTTGACGGCCCATTGGCTGAAAAGCCATAAAGGACATCGGCAGATATTGACCGGCAAGTTGATTGAATGACGATAGCTGACATGGATTACGATGAAGAAGGCCGGAACTATTCCCTGAATAAGAACGTCAAGAACGTGGAATTCCGCATGGTCTGGTTCCCCATTGACCGGAACGGTGACCTGACGCAGGGATGGGAAGGCGGCTATGATGCCCTGGCCGTCAAGAGACAAGGCGGCTGGGACATCCACAACGTCACCCCACAAGAACGGGTTCCAGGGATGGCACGGTGCCAAGTCAAGGCGTTCATGGAACGTGTAGCCGTAATCCTTTCAGAAGTCCTTGGTGGCCCCATCGTCCGGTTCCCTTCCCAGGTCGTTGATTGGGATATGATGGAGCATAACCCCTATTCGGAGATATGACGCACATGCCCCACCGCACGGAATCCAAGACCAGCCCCAGGCGTATCCAGGCCGTGATGAAGCAGCGCAAAGCCCTGGAACTGCGCATGAAAGGCGAGACTTATCATGAAATAGCATCTAAATTGGGCTATAAAACACATACCGGCGCACTGGCTGCCGTTAATAAAGCCCTTGATAAGACCCTACAGCCAACCGCAGCCCATTACAGGGCTTTGACATTAGAGCGTTTGACCACGGTGATGCAGACCTTCTGGCCTGCTATGCTGACGGGTGATGACGATGCGGCCCGCACCGTTCTTCACGCCCTGCGTGACATCCGGCAGCTAATGGGCCTGGACGCTCCGCAGAAGGTCGAACACGCCGGGAATCAGGACAACCCAATCCGGCATCAGGTGATGACAGTAAGCGTTGGTGACGTTACATCCGCCCTACAAGTCCTGGCAGATGCGGGGGCAGTCCGGTTGGAACCCAATGGAATCCAGCCTGGAAATCCCCTGGACAGACTATATCCCCCATCAGCCAACGACTAAACAGCTTGCCTTCGGCCTGCTAGACACCCCTGAAGCCCTGTACGGCGGGGCTGCTGGCGGTGGTAAGTCCGATGCGCTGCTGATGGCTGCCCTTCAGCACGTCAATACCCCTGGATACGCTGCGTTGCTCCTTAGACGGTCATACACAGACCTTTCCTTGCCCGGTGCGCTGATGGAGCGGGCCAAGGAATGGCTGATGGGTAGCGATGCCAGGTGGAGAGACACGGAAAAGACCTGGCGATTCCCCAGCGGTGCCACCATGACCTTCGGTTACTTGGAACGCCTGGGTGATGAATACCGCTACCAGTCCAGTGAATTCCAGTTCATAGCGTTTGACGAACTAACACAGTTCGCTGAATCACAATACCGCTACTTGTTCAGCCGGTTGCGGCGATTGGGCAGCACCACCATCCCCCTGCGGATGCGGGCGGCCAGCAATCCAGGCGGCCCCGGCCATGAGTGGGTGCGGCAGCGGTTCATTGACAGTGACGTGGAAGGCCGTGTCTTCATCCCGGCCACCCTGGACGATAACCCGTACCTTGACCGGGAATCCTACATCAGCAGCCTGATGGAGTTAGACCCGCTCACCCGTCAGCGTTTGTTGAAGGGGGATTGGTCAGCCCGCCAGGAAGGAACCTTATTCAAAAGGGAATGGTTCCCTGTGGTGGATGAACTGCCGGTGATGGTCAACCGTTCCGTGCGCTTCTGGGACTTGGCTGCCACCCCCATGCGCCCTGGTACTGACCCTGACTACACGGCGGGGGTGCGTGTGGACTACGGGGCCGATGGCCTGTACTACGTGGTAGACGTGCAGCGGATACGGGCCACACCGGGCCAGGTGGAAGCCCTGGTGCGCCAGACCGCCATGATGGACGGGAGCCGCACACAGGTGGTCATAGAACAAGAACCGGGGGCCAGTGGGGTCAACACCATCCACCATTACGTGACCAGGGTTCTGTCTGATTACACGGTACGGGGCCAGCGTTCCACCGGCTCCAAAGTTGAAAGGGCTGGGCCGGTCAGTAGCCAAGCCGAAGTGGGCAACGTGCGGCTATACCGTGGCCCCTGGCTGGGGCCGTTCCTTGATGAAGTGGAAGCCTTCCCGCTGGGTGGGCATGATGACCAAGTGGATGCGCTGTCTGGTGCGATGATGCGGCTGCGCACTACCCGTTCCCCCGAACCCCTGGTGCATCAACTGGTAGGGGCCAGACGCATCGACCCCGCCAGGAACCCGCTGGGCCTTGACCCCGATAACCCGATTTACTGGGATAAGGTCTGATGTTAAGTAAGGAGTTGACCGATGGTTCTGCTTAGTGCTAACGGATTAGACCCGGTTGCCGAATCCATGATGCGGTGGATACAGCAGCAGGCCGATGACCGAAGGGTGGACTACGAACTGGCCCGCAACTACTACAACGGGGAGCATGACACGGCCCTGACCGATAGGCTGAAGAAGTTCCTTCCCCCACGGTTATCGTTCAAAGATAACTTCATGAACGTGGTGGTGGACACTTTGTCAGAACGGCTGAACGTCATCGGATTCGACATCGAAGATGAAGCCATCGGGGAATGGGCCTGGAACCTGTGGCGGCAGAACCGGATGGACTACACGCAGACCGTGATACACACCGAAGCTATCATGCTGGGGGATAGCTACATCCTATGCGATTGGGATGCGGAGAATGAGCGGCCCCGGTGGACGCACCAGATTGCCGAAATGATTATCCCGCACTACAACGAAGCTAACCGGACGATTGATTGGGCCAGCAAGAAGTGGATACAGCGGCCCCATCTGGGCCAGGAGCCGGAAACCCGGTTGAACCTTTACTACCCTGACCGGGTGGAGAAGTATGTGGCGAAGGGCGGCATCTGGGGGAAGTATCAGGACGATGCTGATGAAGTGTGGCCGGTGCCGTGGCTGGCCGGGGATGGTTCCCCGCTGGGCATCCCCTTCGTCCACTTCCGCAACCGCCCGATGGGTGGGGATTTCGGGCAATCGGAAATCCTGAACGTCATTCCCATGCAGGATTTGTTGAACAAATCCCTGATTGACCTGACCATGATATTGGACACGTTGGCTTTCCCGCAGCGGTACACGTTAAATGTGAATCATGGGGCTTCACGCCTGGACATACTGCCGGGAAGCGTCACAGAATTCCATAGCGAATTCGACGGCGGGCAAGTGGGCCAATGGAACGCCGCCAACGTAGACGGCCCGCTACGGGCCATAGAATCGCTGGTGCAGCATATCGCTGGGACAACCCGCACACCCCAGCACCTTTTCCAAGTCATGGGCGGTGCGCCCAGCGGTGAAGCCCTGAAGACGGCGGAAAGCGGCCTGGTCAACAAAGCGAAACAAAGAATGGTGAACTTCGGGAACGCCTGGGAAGATGCGGTGGCGATGGCCCTGCGCATCCAGGCCGCCTTCGGCACGGCGGTGGGCGAACTGGAAGACATGGCGTTTAGCACCACCTGGGATGACCCCGAAACCCGCAACGAGCAAGCCCACATGGAAGTGTTGAAGGCCAAGGCGGAATTGGGCGTAACCAAGCACCAGCTATTCAGGGAAATGGGATACAGCCAGGAGCAAATCGACCAGATGGATATGGACGGCACCACGGAACGCCAACAGGAAACCAACATCGGGGCGGAGATTCTGCGGAACTTCAACGCCGGGGAACTGTAACCATTGCCAGGGCCGTCTGACGCACAGAAGTCCGTGGAAGGGTTCCAGCGATTGTTGGCTGCCCAAGATGCCAGGGCATCCGCATCGGTGGTGCGGGCCTATGCGCCCGTTTACCGCCAGTTACAGAAGGACACCCAGGCATTGGTACAGATTGCCAATACCCGTGGGCTGAAACCCTGGCAAGTGATGCGGATGGATAGGATGAAGGACTTGGAGCGGCAGTTCCTAGTCAATGCCCAAAGGTTCACTGACGCTGCCGGGGATACCATCACGGCAAGCCAGCGGGCTGCGGTGGGGCTTGGCAGACGGGGTGCGGAAGAAGCGATGACGGCTGGGCTTCCCCCTGGCATCCAGATGGACAACCTGGCCCGCCTGGGATTGGAGTGGAACCGCCTGCCGGATGAAGCGTTCACCAACTTCGTGGGGATTGCGGCGGATGGGAAACCGATTGGGAACTTGCTGGCCCCGCTGGGGAAGGAAGCCGCCGAAGGTGTCAAGGATGCCATCGGCACCGGCATCGCTTTGGGGAAGGGGCCACGGCAGACGGCGCAACTGGTCAGGGTGGCGGCGGGAATGCCGCTGTCCAAGGCGTTGCTGATAACCCGCACGGAAACCAACCGGGCCTTCAGGGAATCCACCCGGCTTCAGTATGCCAATAACAGCCAGGTGGTGAAGGGTTACCGGCGCATAGCTGCCCATAGTGAACGGACGTGCATGGCTTGCATCGCCCTGGATGGGACGCTGTACGCCCTGGATGAACCCCTGAACGAACACCCCAACGGACGGTGCGCCCTGGTGCCGGACACCATCACCTATCAGGATTTAGGGTTAGATGTGGAAATGCCACCCGAACCGGAGAATGC